CTAATGTAACTGGTGTCTCTAATGCCCACCGTGCGAAGTGTCCCACAATCTTCTGAAATAAATGTCTACATTATGTACACAGTCTAGAGGTGCTACCTCATCTTTTGTTGCCCATTCATGACAAAAGTCAATCATGCTTCCAGTGACATGACTGACTCCAAAGATTCTTGAGAATGAAGATGCTGCGAAATGAAACCGTTGCCTAGTGTGCGGTTCCATTGCCCTTATAGTCGTCGGATTCATAGTAGTTACCTTTCTTTGAACCGAAGTAGATTGTAGCAATCACAAAGGGGATTGCCACGATCGCAAGTGCTTTTCCTAACAAGTGTTCCATTATTGGTCTATCCCAAGTTCCCTTAAGTAATCGATCCACCACTGAGGATCTTTCTGCATTTTCCACTGTGGAACCTCCAGACCTCTTTCAGAATAGTATTCAAATAAAGCATCATCGATAATCTGTTTTACTTCCATACTCCTCATCCTCTTCGTCAACGTCTTCATATGCGTTTGCCACATAGGGTCCGTGTGGTCGTTTGGATTCTTCTCTGACATAGGTTCTTTCAGATTCTATACCTAAAAACCATACCGATAGTTTCATTACTATGTAGATGATAGCAAGTGGAGCAAAGCAAAGAAGTAACTTAAATGTCATCTTCGTCCTCCCAGTATCCGTCGAATGGTTCCTTTAGTAGTTCTCTGTGTTTCAAAAAACGCATTGCCTGACGCAAAAGTTCCTCATCTCTATCGGTAAAGATAATCTCTTCGTCGTTCATTTGTCCTTTAACAGTTCTTCGATCCTACGTCTTGTTTCTTCTGATTTTTGTTTGTCACGTTCACAATGCCGATAACCACGATGACCTTTCATAATCATTGTTCCTTGATAGAACATGGTGCCAGCAAAGACCAGCAATAAAACGATACCAATCAGTTCAGGGTAATGTTTAGCCATGGTAGGACAGGAGGAATAACACCGATAAGTCTTAGAAGTCCCTCAGCAAATAAAGCAAGAACCACCCAACCAACGCACATGCTAATGATAGAAGCATTACGGTTGTGTCGTCGTATTGCTGCATCGATCATCTCCTGAACTTCTTCTTTAGTTACTGGGGTGGTCATTTTCCAGTTCCTCTAGACGTTGTGCCCATGTTACCCCACCATCCATACCTACGCATGGATTGATACAAGTGTCATCACCCAACTTATTACAAACAAGTCCAGCAAGGTCAAGTTCGTTTCCTTTCTTGCCTGTGCCAGACCAATAGTGCTGTCCGTTGATCCATAACGCACCACACTTAGGGCATTCCTTTCTCTCTACTGAGAGATCGGACAGCTCTTTGTCAGAAGACATCTTCTTTGCTCCAGTTTCTTGGGGGTATACCTAGTTCTCTCTCCAACTTTCGTTTCATCAGGAACATCTGACATTTGACCACCTGATATTTTAACAAAAGTTCAACATAGGTAATGACTCTAGTTGTAGATTCCCACCCATAAAACGCAATAAACCCAGCAATGATCAGTAAAGTGACATAATAAGAAGTGAATGGATGCATTAGGTCAAAGAACTATAGAATAGTGTATCTATATGTTACAGATTTTCTTAATGATTGTCTGTTACTCACGATACTCTTCTATTATATCGAGCACTCTGTTCAAATAGTCATGCGCCAGATTTTTTTCGGATTCTGATTTACATTCTTTAAACAACATGTCCTTCAATTTGAGGACACGATGTTTCATAACAATTTTAGTAAGCATGTTTCTCGGCATCGCATATGAAAAAACCTGCCCAATATATAGGGCAGGTTGAGTTATTTAAATCAGTATTAATACTTATTGTGACAAATACTCAAGAACTGCTTCAGGAGTAGATGCCTCGTATGGATCTGTAGGACAATCGGTTTGCTTTCCAGGTTCAACGAACCACTTTTCAAATTCATTGTCATTGATGACAACAGCATAACGCCAGGAACGACGACCGAAACCAAGATTCAGTTTATCAACTGCCATACCAACAGCATCGGTCCACTCACAGTTACCATCGGCAAGGAGTTGAACATTAAGAATACCCAGTTCTTTTGCCCAGGCATTCATAACAAAGCCGTCATTAACAGAAACGCAGTAAACAGCATCGATGCCAGCAGCAGTAAATTCATTGTACTTGGTATCAAAACCAGGGAGTTGTTGCTCAGAACAAGTCGGAGTAAAAGCACCTGGCAGACCAAATACAACTACTCGTTTACCCTCAAAAAGTTTATGGGCAGATACTGTTTGGAACTCACCGTCAACACGGTTTACGAATTTAGAATCAGGAATAGAAGTCATCACCAAATGCCAGGAATAAGTTGTCCAGTAGTCAGGTAAGCACCGACACCAGCAACGAAACCGATCATTGCCAGACGTGCATTGAGGATCTCAGCCTCAGGAGTAAAAAGTTTTTTCATTTTAGTACTTCCTAATAAGGTACGGTGTGTCAAAAACTTCTTTCAGGGAAAGAGTTTTCAGTTTCTCTTTATGTTCAGGGGAAAGAGAACCCCAACGAAGACGGGCAAGAATATACTTAAGCATTATATGGATGTTTTTGTTTCAGTTCGGGGTTAGGTTGAGAAGGAACAACTGGGTTCCTCGTTACATTTTCAATGACGATGAAAGCATCGTTCTGATAACTGACGGTGCCGAAAGGTTTTGCCCATTTGGGATTAGCACCTTCAGTCTGGTGAATGCCACTATTGGCAACTCCACCAATCTTCACACGAATTTCATCATTCGCATCCCATCCAAGATTTTGAAGGGCAACTCCAAGTTGCCCAAGCATGTTAGCACTCACAGGTTCTCTTCTTGCTCAGTGAGGATCACACAGTCACTGGTGGGATATGCCACACAGGTAAGAACAAAACCATCTTCCATTTGCTCATCATCAAGGAAAGATTGCTCGTCATTGTCTACGGTGCCAGAGATGAGTTTTCCTGCACAAGCCGAGCAAGCACCTGCTTTACACGACGAAGGGAGGTCAACACCTTGCTCTTCTGCTGCTTCAAGAATGTATTGATCGTCAGCACACTCGATAGTGGTTTCAGTACCATCGGGAGATTGAAGAGTGACATTATAAGTTGCCATGACTTTAATAAGTTTCAGAGAGTTGTTGTACAGAGTAAGCAAGCAACACAAAGAATGCGATGCTAGTAGTGGTGAAGATGATTTCGGTCATCAGAAAACACCGAAGAACAGTTTACCAGTAATCACGTAAGAAAGCAAGCCACTTACGATACCCATCATTGCCCAACGACCATTGTACATTTCGGTTGTCTGCATAGGGGTCAGAAGTCCTTTGCGGTTGTACTCCTGGTACACCATCTCGGGCTCCTTTGCCCACATGTTCATTTGACCTTGTTCGTTCGTTGTCACAGTCATGACTTTTGTAAAGAAGTGTTACAGTATTATATATCGTATTGTAACACTTTGTCAAGATCACCGTGTTTTGAAATCAGGATTTTTCCTTAAGAAGTTATAGACATATGAATCAACATCCCTATCCATTTGGTAGTGAGCATAGGTATGAAGTCCTTGAACAACAATAAGGAGTCCGACTATGATTAGATTGAACTGTGTGACTGGGTGCTTAAGAATTTTCCACATAAAAAAAGAGGGGTCCGAAGACCCCCCAAGTTTAGCACATCAAACTCAGAAGGAGTACTTGATGCCGAGTTTACCACCGACGTTCAGATCGGAAGTGGAGAACTTGGTGTCAGCAGTCAGAGCAGACAGTTCACCATAGACACCGACGGAGCTGGACAGGGCAGCACCCATACCAACCTTACCACTGTAACGGGTCTCGGTTCCTACAGCATCGGTAGAAACGAATGCGGGACCACCTTGAATGTACCAGGAAGCATCACCGTCACCGATGGCACCTTCGTAACCCAGATGGGTTTCGGTCGTAGCACCAGTGTAGTCGTTGCCAGCCCAACCAGCATTGGCTTCGACGTTAACGTAGGGTCCTGCAAGGGCAGCACCAGCGAAAAGGGGAGCAGCAGCCAGGGCTGCGATTGCGGATTTAATCATTTGAATACCTCGTTATTTTCTCGCAGAGTAAAACCTGCGGATGACAGGAGACTCGACTCGTCTCCGTAGGACTATTATATCACAGAACCGTTGCGAGTAGTTGAGGCATTGGGTCTGTTGTAAATCGTTACAATGTAACGACGATTTTATTTATACTGTTACTTCCCTGCGACTTCGGGGGGTAACCGTAAAAAGGGATTGTACTGGAACATCCGAGTCCAATCGTTTTGAATCTCTGGTGGCACTTGCTCCCAGAAATTCTTGATACCATTATAACTTGACTTGTGGAAAACGTCAACATGATCCGTGTGGATATCCGACCCGAGATCAATCTGATACAAGAACAGTGGAATGGAGTAAGTCACACCAGAGTTGTAGAGCAGGTCATCGGCAACTGCTCGTGGTTTGACACCATTATCCAGTTTGTACTTGTCACCACGAAGATGGTATCGGAACAGTCTCTCTGCGTGATGCCTGGTAATAATGTAGCAGGCAGT